GTTATAATTGCAGCCATTTTGTGCCAATTTAATGGAGTTTTTTTTATTTATTATGTATTGGATGGGATATAATTTTTAGATCTGAGTTGAACAGATCTTTCAACCCTCATAGAGGTATTAATACCGATTACCCCACCAGAGGTATATGCAGAGTAAGAATTCACTCCTGCTCTAGATGCCATTACAAATTTACCCCAACTGTAATCTCCATATCCAGCACTAGTTGTAGTGGATATAGTTCCTGCAGTTCCAAAAGTAAATGTATCATCAATGTTAACAAATACTCTTCGGAAAACAGAGGTTCCGATTCCAATAATCTGTCTTTCTACGTTTTGAACGTTTTGAACGACATAAACATTGTCAATAAATGATTTACCAACCCCTGCAGTAGATCCATCAGGATCAAGAGAAACGATTGAAGTTGATGCGTTACCAACATTTGATCTCGTAACCACAAAGTAATCATTTACATTAAGAGTGCTCAGAGTTACTGCTGTTCCAACAATAGTAGATTCTCTAAGTTTAGAATCATATGGTATATGTAGATCAAATATAAACTGGGTGGTAACTCCACTTACAGTTGTTGTTCCAAATCCAACAATAATTCCAGAGTCTCCGAGGAAGTTTGTAATAAGATTTTCTTCCTCACTATATGATGGAGAAGAAATCAATACACCAGGTGGTTTATCAGTTGTGTAACCTGTTCCAACATTAGTCAGAGAAAGAGTTGAAACAGTTCCTGCCGCGCTGATTGTTGCAGTGGCAGTAGCCGTGGTCAAACCTAACGTTACATCTTGCTGTGCAGTTCCAGCAATACTGACTGTTGGAGCAGATGTATATCCACTACCACCATCAGATATAACAAGAGACGATACTGTTCCTGCCGCACTCACCACTGCAGTAGCAGATGCTCCTACTTGTACAACTTGAGATACAAATTTAACTTTGTCTTGGAATAAAAGACTCGTGTCATTTTCATTTCTTCCATTGAACAGTGGTCTGATTCTATCAACATAAACGTGAGTGGATCCAATACCAACAGTTTTGGTTATGTATGCGTAAGGATAGATAAGTGGTTCATATAATTCTCTGTCCTTAGCGACACGTTTTTCATCGATAATTTTATCTTCAGTCTGTCTACACCATACAAGAGGTCTAAACAGAGTTTCATCTGTAGTATTACCAGGTCCAAAATATGGGAATGTTTGAACTTGATCGGTTGAATTAACTGCAGTAACTGTTCTTGCATCTTCCTGTAAGAACTGATCTTGTCCACGACTTGGATCATATCCAAGTGTAACTGTATCACCTTTTTTAACAGTTTCAATAACCTCTCTCAAGATAACATCCTGGTCATCTCCACTTCCCTTATAGAAAATAATCTTACAAGAGTCTCCAGGTTTTGGTGCTTCAGCAAATGTAATAACACTACCACCGGGGAATTGATATCCTTGACCAGGTTCTTGTAAGATATCATTTACAAATACAAGTAAGACTTGTTCAACATCAATCTTAGATCCTCTATTGGATCTAATTGAAATCAGGTTACCACCAAGAGTTATATTAAATGTTTTGGTTGCACCGTCAAAATTACCAGATGGATCGTCAAGAGTTTGTAAAGTTCCTATCGTCCAACCAGTAAATTCATCAGAGAATACTTTTTGAATATCCAATTCAAACTGATTAAATGTTCCAGAAGTGGGAATTCCAGTCAAACCACCAACAGGAATGGTAAGAATTTCTCCAGGAGCATATCCAACACCTTTATTATTAATAGAGAAGTCAATAATACTAGATCCATTACCAACAATAATGTCTATAGTTCCATTCAGTCCAGACTGAGCAGTTCCAACATAGTTAAGAGGAATATTAGTGTAAGACAGAGGATCATCAATCTCCACAAATGGTTTGATTAAAGTGGTATATCCAGAACCTGGATTCGTTATCGTAACCGAAGTTGATATATTACCAGTTCCTGTCAAGATGGTTGCAAAACCAACATGACTCATGGTTGCAATCCCGGTTGCACTTTCACCAACACTAACATTTACAAATCCAATTTGTGGATTAGTAACAATAATTTTAGTTTGAGTTCCTTCAGAAATTATTGTAGAGATTGTATCTCCGGTCCCAATTCTAACAAAAGTAGATGCTGTGGATACAATTGTTACTGGAGTAAAATCAGTTCCAACTCCGATTGTGCAATTAGTTCCACTATTCAAAGTTCCAATGAGACTGAGAACACTTCCGGTATTTTCCAGATAGATTTCTGTGGACCCAACTCCAACAGGAGATGCAATATCAGCAAGAAATTCATATTTTGTTGGAACTCTATATCCAGATCCAGTGTTTCCTACACTGATCAAAGAAATAGTTCCGAGTCCAGAAACACTGGCAGTTGCTCCAGCAGAAACTAAAGGTTGATATCCTAATCCTGCTGTAGATCCTACGGAAAGGAGAACTCCACCAAGAGGAAGTCCTGCAGTATTTACATCACTTGTTGTAGATGATGCAGTTCCCGTAAATGTAATAGTGGTAATACCGGCACTTTCTCCCATAGTATAGTTTGAACTATTTCCAGGTTCTTGGAAAATGTCATTAATTAAGATAACACCATTTCCAGTGGCTATGCCTGAGATTTCAGAAGATCCTGCAGAAGTAAGGACATACGTTGTAGTTGTTCCATCAAATTGATCTGAAAGACTGTCAAAGATTACATTTCCAGAGTAAGTTTCTTCTGTAGTATCTGGTGTACCAGATCTCATAAACATTCTTCCTTGGAAAGTAGATCCAGTTGTAATACCAATCCAATCTCTTTCATCTGGTCTATTAGTAATGCTACCAATGGGTTGTCCGCCATAGGGAGCATCAACAAAGTTGAGGACATTATCAATGATATTGTAGTTACCTACAACTTTAGTGATTGTATCACCAGTTGCTCCTAATCCAATTTTAGTTCCTAATTGACCACGACGAACAGTAAATCTGTTTGTGCTACCAATACCAACACCAGTGATCTTCATAATTTCATCACCCATCTTGATCAAATCAGATCCAAAGAATGATGTGATGCCACTCAGGAATACATCATTATCAACACTTGATACTCTATCTGCAAGAGTTTGAGTCTGAGCAGTGGATACAATAGGCGATTGAATTAAATTATCAAGAGCAAGCATGCACTTAGCATTTTGATTTGTTGCTATGAATCTATGAGAAGTTCCAACACCAACACTTTCAAGTTCAATAGGAACAGCAATTCTCTTCAGAGCATTTTCTGCACTTGATGCAAGTTTGATCTTATCGTCAGTAACTTTAATTACAAATATATCTTGATTGATTGGAAGGAATTCTGTATTACCAAGTCCAGCAAAACTTGTAGTTGCAATACCGATAGATGATGTAATTCCACCATTTCTATCATAACGAATCGCTTCACCAGTTACGTAGAAGTGGTTAGGAATTCTAATGGTATCTGCATCAATACTAACAATATCACTATTGTTACCAACAAAATATCTCTCAAAAAGTGGAGCCTCTCTATGAGTTAAATTAAATGCTTTCTTAACAGCATTTTCAGTTCCTTCATACCTTGCATAATGTGAAACAATGAGACCATTATCAAAATCAATTTCATCCTTACTATCATCTTCAAGTCTCAGAGCATTCATAAATGTCTTAACCGTTACACCAATTCCAGCTTGTGGAGTGAAGGTCAGAGAAACACCACCACCAGAAGTTACTCTTGCACCAAATGTTCCAAGTCCAGTTACGTATGGCAAAGTGGTCTCAGTTTCTACCATACCAAATTCTTGAATATATGTTGTTGATGCTTGCTCAGAGGAAGAAAAATCATCAAGAACAAGCATTTCTCTCATTTCATGGTGATTGTGATTATTTCCGGTATCAGAAATTTGAACCATAAAGTATGCAGCATCATATTCAGGGAGATAAGATGCAACTGTAGTGATTCCAGGAGTTCCAGATGCAGCAATTGTTGTAGTTTGTGCATCAAGGAAAGCATGTTTCATTTCATTTGTTCCAAATCCAACAATAGATTCAGAGGTAATGCCGATTTGCATAGTGTTTGCAGTTACTGCTACACCCGCAATTGGAATAAAATCAATCTTGATAGTAGATCCATCAAAGAATGGATAGAACGTTCCAAATCCTGTTCCAACAAAAGATCCTTGATTTGTAGTCAACCTGCCAAATTCAGTTATATAGATTTCACTGCCATCGTGAACCATATTCAACTCATCATATTGATACTCATTATTTGTCAGATCTGAAACGCAAGAATAAACTTTCATAGATCTAACAGTGTCTGCAACAGAAACAACCGTTGTGCGACCACCTGTGCAGTCAACACTATCAGTCTGTATCTCAACTACGTTATCAAAGAATACTGTGCTTCCAACTCCAATTACATTGTCATCAAGGTGATATGCAATATTGACAATTTGATAGTCATTAAATGCAAAGTTATTGGGGAAGAATTGTAATGATGCGTTAACACCAGAAACAACCATATCAAATGAACCAAGTTCTCCAAAGGTATCTGTTCTTCCGTATTGATTAATGTATGCAAAAGTTCCGTCTTGAACCATTGTGACAATATCAAATTGTCTTTCACTAACAAATCTTTCATCCTTGGCATAGATGAAATACTTCATTGCTCTACTGTTATTAATATTAAAACTATCAATTAAAGCAAATCTTGATGATCTAGGATTGCTATTAAACAGTCCACTTACATTGTCAATCTCAACTGCCCTATTACCAAATGACTCAAAGTAATCTTGTAAAATTCTACTTGCAAAAATTACTTCATCGGAATATACAGAACCGGCTATGTCTAAAGAATTTTCTGCAACTAAATCAAAATTATAAACACAATTTAAATCAGCAACTCCATAAAGATCATTAACGACTGTAAAGTAAGACAATTCAGTTGATAATCCAACTGCCATTGAATTTGAAGTAACTTCAGAGAACGATGCTGGAGTTTCAAGTTGATAATCAGAGAATTTTTTAAATCCAGCAGTGTGATTAGTAACACTTACTGCATCATTCCAAGAATCATAATCAACTCTTGATCTGAGAGAATATGAGAAGTTTTGGTAGTAAAAACTATCCTGCACTCTCTGCATATTGGCATTTAAGAAACCAGAATCAGTTAATGATCCTTGCAGAACTCTAGATGTAGAATCAGTTTCAATTAAAGATTCATAAGTCGTAATTGAGGAAGCAATTCCTTGAGTTTTAGATGCAGTTCCTCTAATGACTTCATTGACTAAGAAATCTTTATTTGTAGAAACTCTAAGATCACCAGTTTTTCTATCCCAACTTTCAACAGTTCCTGAAGTAGTATCAGATTCAACTATTTCACCATCAGCAAAATTATTATCTTTTAATACAATATCAAAGATTGGGAAATGTTTTTCTGGAATAATTCTTCCACCTGAATTAAATGAATCAAACTCACCAACAAATTCTCCTCTATTAGTGTCAAACAATCCTTCGAGACTATAAGCAACAGTTGCTCCAACGCCACCAAGATTTTGATCTACATTAATAATTGGGAATAACTTATAGTCATACCCAGAGGAATTGAATCCTCTTCCGGTTGAACCTACGCCAACACTAATATTTTCAATTAAGACTTTATCTCCAACTGCAATTGGGAAAGTTTCAGCAGTGCTAAATCCAACCGATAAAGTTACAGTAACTTGATTTGTTGTTGTATTAAATCCAATGGTACTAATACCAACACCATTAGTATTTGCAGTAGGTAAAATCGTTGGTAAGGTATTACTAATTCCTTTGGTATTTTTAAGAATAGTTACTTGCTCATCACCAAGATTGTATTGTAAATCTACATCTGTAATTCTCTCATCTGTTTTTCCATCAAATACTAATAATTTGGGAGCGGATGAATATCCTCTACCACCAGAACTAACTCCAATAAATTCAAATGATTTTAAAGATTCAATTTTGATGATATTTGGTAACGTGACTGATGGTTTTAGAGTTTTATCAGTAGGGAAGTCAAAACCAATGTCCTGAATTCTGGTTTTATCAATTTGACCGACTATGTTACTATCTGCTTCTAAGATAGCACCTGTTCCATTTGCAGATGTAACTGTAGTTACTCCAGGAAGTGCATAATATGCCTTACCACCATTTACCACTTCAATTTGATTAATTGGACCCTTAGTATGGGTGCAATCAGTTTCATATGTGATCTTAGCTGCTGAAGTAGATGAAATATAAGATGACTGCTCTGGAGTCACCCCAATTGTAAATTCAAAGAAATTGGTGGATGCTGTTGATACTCTATGCTTTCCATTAAGGAGACTTTTTTTAATTTCTATGGTATTATTTTGGAAAACATCTGCATCTACATTAACTTCAGACTTAACTGTGGGTAATTCACTTTCATATATGGGATCTAACCTATAATAAAGTTCATCTGGAGTGTTTTCATTAACAACTAAAGAAACTTTAGCAGTTCCATTAATACCCGGTCTTCCAGTTTTAGTTACGTCATAATTTTTACCATCACTAATTTTTCCAGTGTATATGTTAGTGAAATTCTTATCAGCATATAAGTTAAATTCAAAAGAGGAATAATCTGTGGTTTGCTGTGTATGAGATAAAGAAGAATCCGTTAAGATAAAATCGACTGTAGAATTCTTATAAAGCTTCAATGCTGGGTTGATAGGATTAATAGTTCCGCCACCACCAGTGCTTGCAATGCCAACTCCAGCAGGTATATCTCTTACTGCATCGTGGAAAGTTTCTGCTAATTTGAAGGTATCACTATCAATTACACCAACATAATAAATTTCTTCATTAGTTAATCCCTCAGCAACATCTCCTGAGGTATAAACAACTTTTTGACCATTAACAAATCCATGATTAGTGATAGTGATTACACCAGTAGAGGTGTTAATACCAGTTGCACTATATGATTTTGGATTAATGATTATCTTTCTATTAAAATCATTATAACTGACATTGAACGAAGAGGATACTCCTGGATTTACATCCAAGAATATATCATGATCAACTGCAAGTTCGTGTGATTGTCCTGTAGAAACAGTTACCCTATTTCTATTAACAACGCCAGTAATTACATTGTAGTTTGTTTTTAAACTATGAACTACTCCTGTTCCTATTCCCAAAAATGCTAGGGTTGTTGACGCAGTGGTTCCAATGCCGATAAAAGTGCCTGTGGTCCCAAGACCAACTCTTACTGTTGACAGTCCGATTAAATTATTTGCTACTTTAGCAACAAATAATTGAGTTCCGTCTGCAACTGTTGTCCCAACACCAACATTGGTCTCATCTTGAACAATAATTCCTTTTCCACCATTAGCAGAATATGTAACAAGATCACCAGTTTGTAAATTATGATCTTTGATGAATAGTGTTTTGGTTGGAATAATTGTAGTGGTGGCACCTGTTCCTGGATTTGAGAAGAAGATTGTACTTCCAATTCCAACTCCAGCAGTGCTACCCAAACCAACTGTTTCTGATGGATTAAAGTAAATTTGTTTGTTTACTTTATATGCAAAATCAGTTTTAAATCCAGCATCAATAGAAAGTTTTCTTTGGGTTATGGTAGCTCCAGTTCCAACAGTGTGTGATACTCCAACAACTCCATTAACTGCTCTTAAAACTCTAAGTCTTGATAATCTTGTATCAACATTTAAAACCTTTACTCTTTCAGTTCCAATTTGAAGGATATCATTTTCTCTAATATTTGGATAGTTTAAATCACCTGCAACATTAAAGAAAGTTACAATACCTGTCGCTTCAAGAGTTCCGATTCCAACACCAGTTGTCCCAACACCAGTTAATGTATAAACGTTGGTTGTAATTCCAGCAGAATAAACTCCCTCTAAATCAGAAGCAGTTGTTGAAACTCCAGATATACTAATAAAATCTGCATTTTGGAATTGATGTGGTGTCTCTGCAAATAGTAGATATTTTCCTTTTCCATTTGGATAAAATTCAACACTACTAATCGAACTAGTTGCAATACTTACACTTTCAACAGACCTACCAAGAACTCTTGAGACCCTTGCAGAAACGCCTGTGCCGCCTGTATTTGACTCATTGAATACAACTGGGTCATTTACTTTATAATTGTCTCCTCCGGTCAAAATACCAACGGATTGAATTGATCCTTTCTTAGTGTTGACAATTTCTATGGATTGCTGCAAGTCATTTGGAAGAGAAATATAATCATATCTTTCCTTTCCATCAAAATAATTAAATGGAGTAGTATTTTTTACGTATCCAGAAGAATTAAAATCATAATCATCTTGATTAGAGGTTTTTTTGAAATTAAACTCATTTGGTTTTGCGTGAAAATTTTCACCCACCAAATATGGGAATACTGGTGCCCTAAATCCTGTATATGGTGATTGAGTATCTGCAATGGTGTCTATTGTTGCAAAATACACATAAGATCCATTTGGAAAATCTGGGGTAACGCAATGTCTTCCATTATTCTCATCAAGAACATCTTCAGATGACAAGTTTTGATAAGTAAAATCTTCAACAAAGAAACCACTTGGCCACACGGTGAGTGGAGGTCTATTTGCCTTTGAGGTATCTTCAATATAACCACTCTTCATCTGAGTAACAGCACCACCAGATCTCTTTGAATATCCATATGGTCCGTAAATTGGATGGCCATCATATGACCAACCAATAATTGGCGAATGTTGAGTTGATTCTTGCTCCTGTCTTGTATTAACGTTTATTTTAAGATCAGTATCTCCATAAAGAATTTTTCCGTCTTGATCTACAGCATAAACAAGTTGTCTTAATTTTCTTGGTGCGTAAATGTGAGCGTATTGTAATTCAAAATCTTCATTTACACCATTTACAATTATACCGTCATCTTCTTTAATGGAAGACACATACCTTTGTGCTAAATTAACTCTCCAATTTTGAAGTTTTGCATTTAAAGTTGCACCTCTTCCTGGAAATACAACTCTAATAGTGGTAGTTGTTTGATCATATCCAATTCCAGATTCTAATACCTTTACTGAAGTTACTAAACCATTTGACAGTACAGGAACAACAACTGCTCCGATACCATCACCATCAATGACAAGATCTGGAGGAGAATTGTATTTTTTACCAGAATTTGTTACTAATACTTCTTGAAGTTTTCCATTATTAATAATGGGTTGCATTTGTGCATCAGTTCCAGAAATTAAAGTAACAGATGGTGGTCTATTCAGATTTAATACCTCTGAAGATCCATATCCTACGCCATTATTTGAAAGATTAACTGAAGTTACTTCTCCACGGAATATTGGTTGTAGTTGTGCTTGGAAAGTTTCTTGTCCAATAGAAGATATGCCAATTGATCCAGCAATAGTGACAGAAATTTCTGGATAGTTAAAGGAATGAGTTCCAGTGCCAGTTGAAGTTAATTCAACAAATTGATTTGTATCATAGAAGAACTTTCTTGAAGACGTTGTTAAACCTACATTTGTTAATCTAAAATTATCATCGTCGATCTTAATTACATAGTATTCTGTTCCATCAGTTAATCCTCCAATGGTGGAAGTGCCTGCGGTATATTTTACTTTTTCTCCACTTAAGTAATCATGATTTTTAATAGTAATTCTATTTTGAGAAGTGCTGACTCCAGCAATAGTAACTGATCTCTGCTTATTTTCATATCCAGTTCCATTAGATACTACGGAAATAGATTCAACTACAGATTTTTTATTGACACTCTGTAAACTGTGAACACCATTACCAAATGAAGTTAATACTACAGTATTAATTCCAGATAAAACATCACTTACAGTATTAAATAATTTAACAGTTTCATTATTCTCTACAGAAACATGATACTTTGCATCAGTTGTTAATCCACCAATACCATCTTGCCCGTTTGTTTTGTATATTACTTGTTCAGTATTTCTAAACTTGTGATATGTGCCCAACCCGATTGTAGATACCGTAGCACCAAGTCCGACTCTATTTGACGCTGCTTCTGAAAAGAATGAAACTGAGTGATCAATCAATTTCATATTTGGTTGTGCAGCTGCACCAGTTCCATTACCACCAGTAATTGTTATCCTTGGTGTGTCTGCATAATCAAATCCTGGATCAAGAACTCTAATTGAATCCAGAGATCCAAGAATTGATACATTTCCTGTGGCTCCTGTTCCTACTGAATCTTCAATGAAAACTAAAGGGGGATCTATAATATCATAATCTTGACCGGAAGCAACTACTTCTACTTCTTCAATTTTTCCATAGTATACAACATCACTACTTTTATAATTTAATATCTCTACTCCATTAATAAGAACTCCAGTAAATCCTCCAGGAGTTGTAGGAGTTAATTTACCAGTATGCTGAGCACGTTTTGGAATTTCTCTAACAATTTTTTGAGATGTTAAAGTCTGATCCTTAAATTCAAAAGGTGTTACTTTATTATTAATTACTTTTACTGTACTTTCTACTTCTATAAATCTTTCATTAAAAATATCACTCCTACTTTTTGCAAATTTTACAGTGGTATCAGAAACTCTCTTTACATAATAAAGACCATCCGAAAAGTTTGCTCCGAGTGAAGTTCCTCTTACAGACCTTGTTTTAATAGTGTTGTCTTCATCAACATATTTTTCGGTGGTTACTTCACCAGTATAATAAACAGCATCTCCTGTATAGAAGTTATGTTGCCCTAATCTTGAGATTTCAACATCTGTTCCTGCAGGGACTGTTTCTGAAAAAGTTACGGATCTATCATCTGTATTCAATGCCGCAGTAAAATATGAAGGAATTGACGAAGATGCAACAAGTAAATTATTATCACTATCAAATACAGCCTGCACATTTGCCTGGGTTAATCCAGCAGATGCAAATTTGGAGGCATTTCCTTTTAAAATATTTCTCTTTAATGTATATGTTCTATTTGAACTTAAATTACCTTGCCCTTTGACTGAAATAGATGAGGGTGAGGTAACTTGATAAATTACGGATGACTTCTCATTTCCAAGATCATCCGTTAGTACGACACTATCATTGATTCGGAAATAATGATCCTTAAACAAGAAAAGTTCGTAACTGCTATCAGAGGAGTCAATTAACTTAACAAGCACAACTCTATGAGTTGACGCATAGTTATAAAACCAATTCTTAAAAATTTGTTCGGATTTATCTTTACCTAAAGTTCTAATTTTAGCAGAGTCTCCATCTCTATACTCTTTGGTATTTTCCGGAACTTCTAATTTGCTAAGAACAGAATTGATTCTTACGGTTATTATTTCATCTTGACTACGAAATGATCTTCCATATGCATAAGTATTAATTCCAACGTCTTCACCATCGGGTATGGTTCCAGTTATATTTGAACAACCAAAAAATTCTGTTAAAGTTTTAGATGAATATGATACAATACCAGTTGTAGTGTCACTATAAGTAACTGATAACTCTCCAGTTGTACCAAAACCAACCGTAGAATCTACATTAAGAATAGATGCTCCAGATCCAACTTGCCCAATTAATTTTGTTTTGGGATGAATTGAAAATGCACCGTAAATTGCACCATCAACACTAACATCTCTATTGTATCCTGCATCAAGACTTAATTTGTAAAAACTCTTTCCGGTTCCTACTTGCAGTTTTTCTGCCCGTGTAATTGGAGCAAATGCTTTGGTGATATTAGTTTTAAATGCATAAGGATCTTGAAACAAAGTTGCTTGCTCAAGATCTAAGGGATCACCGGAAACTGGTTCCACAACTAGGTCATTTGTAATTCTATAGTCAGAATTTGATGGAGTAAATAAGAAATCTCTTGGTCTTACAACGGTTACATCTTCATTATATAATGCCCTAAACAAAATTTCAAAAGATCTATCTGTTCCTCTGCTCAGATAAAAATCTTTAGATTGTTTTACAAATAAATTCTGATTAAGATCCTCAGATAAAGGTCTTTCGTCAAGTAAAGGTAAAAATTGTTTTTTGGTTTTCGTTAAAAATTCTTTTAAAAATAAGCAACTAAGGTTTGTAATAGTTGCGCCTTTTTTATGTTCTTGAGTTGAAGTTGATGTAAATTCTAAATTATCTGTATTACCTTGTTCTCTATAAGAAGTAATTCCAACAAATCCTCTTACACACCCAGTAAAAGTAGAATCTGTCTTATCAGTATATGTTATAATCTCATCATTGATTTGAATTAAACCGTAAGTATCTGGAAATCCTTTAGTTCCTGTTGGAGTATTTGCCAGATCAACTTTTACAACGGTATCATTAAAAGATATATCTTCTAACAATACTGAAGAATAAGTTAAATTAGTTGTATTATCAAGTTTAATGTAACTATCAATATTCTGAATTAAATCAATGGGAGCACCTTGAAACTCCTGTGCTTGATAATATTGTTTTAAAAATTCAGAAATAAGAGGAAACTCCTCTCTCACATAAGAGGGGAGTTGATTCTGTACTATGTTGTTAAACTGAACTCTCTTTTCTGACATTTTATGATTCTATTAGTAACCGTATGAACCGCCGCCGCCACCACCGCCGGAGCTGCCGCCAGTTGATGGAGTGGATGAAGGAGTAGATGAAGATGTGGATGGTGCTGAATACGTGCCTTGAGAGACTGTACCCGTTGTTGTTCCTGTGTTGACTGTGGATCCTGCAGCAGTAGATCTAGTAGTTGCTATTGGTACGCTACCTCTACCACCTGGACGAACTAACATACCATCTGCATAACTGGATGTAACAATATAGTTAGACGCTGACGGATCGAGTCCTGATGCAATTTCATCAACTATAGTTTCAAAATTGCTGCTACCAACTTCAAGTTGTAAATAAAGATCTTGTAGCCCTACTACGTCATTTGATGTTGGAGCTCCGGATATTTCGATAATCGTTTGACCATCTTTAATTTTTCCTCCCAAAATGTTTATGGGGTTCAAAGTTAAAATACCCTGTTTATAATTAATAGTTCCAATATTTCTTCTTAAAATAGATGCACTTGTAGAATTTACAGATGGAACTGAGAATAAGAATAATTCACCAGTTTCTCTATTGGTATCAGGTAAATCTGAAATATAAACGTCAGAGTTAATACCATCTATTCTAAAAGCAGAAGTTTTAATATTATACCCATTCATACTTTTAATGTAGAATGCATTACCAAAACCAATTTGATACTCAACTAAAGCATTTAGAGTTACTCGCAAATCACGTCTCATTTGAATCGTCGTAATATTTGACGTTATAGAGTCATGACTATCATCAATTATCTTTAAGAATTTACTATACTTGAATCTCGCTCCATACTTATTTAACTCAGTTGATTCAGAGTACTTTTGAACATTATTTTGAACAACCGTAGATACAAGCTCTGAAGATGGTGTTAAGTTTGTATTGTAATATACCTTTGAGTCACTTTCAATGTAAAGATACTTAAGATCAAGTATTTCCGGAACAATTCCAGCAACAGCAAACTTTTTAAGTTTAAGTTTAATATTCTCTTTAATAAGATTTGGCAAATAGTCACCAAATCTTGGTTTAATACTAATGAAAACCTTTCCATATTGTGGAGGAATCAACTCTTCTCCGCCAAAAACTGAAATTGATTCGGTTTCTGGATAAATTTTTGATGGAATTAGAGTTTCATAGTCATTTGATGTCAGTGCTCTGTTTTGAGTTGCATAAATTCGTGTTGCATACTTCTTAACAGACTCAACAGTTTCAATGTTCTCACCACCTGCAGCAATAAGACCTGTTGACAATAGTGAGATGCCAGATGTTACGTTATATTCAACACCATTTCTTGTATAGGTGACTCTACCTCCAAAATTGAATTGACTGATGCCGTTTGCAGAATCACCATTAGTAACAATATAATTTGCTGTGACATAATTTCCTTCTTCTAGTGCTTTTCCGAAAATATTGTCTCCAAAAATTAATTCATATCTTTCGTCTTCAATTTCTTGTAGATAATAAACTCTTGATTCGCCATTAATATCAAAGAGACTATCTTGTAAACTATATTTGGCCGCGGCAGTTGAAAACTGATTAGTTTTAACAGAAACTCTAATCAAATCGCTGTCAATACCTGCGTTAGGTAAAATAAATTTTTGATTTGGATTTGTAGCAGAATATGTAAAGTTTGACTCTAAAAGAACACCTTCATAAACTGTTAATTCATCAAAAGATGCTATACCATCAAAAACTGGAACTGTTACATCTTCTAAAATTGAAAAAACAAATGATTGTGAAGCAAAAGATCCACTTGTAGTTGCAATAACACCTTTTTTTAAGGTGAGTGTTGCTGGAGATGGAGTAATATCTGATGTATCAACGAAAAAACTAACCGATGCTGTTGCTGCCTTTCTTGATCTTGGAACATATCCAATATTTCTTGCTAAAGCAACGACATTTTCTCTTAAAGTCGCGCTATCAATGAATACCTCATTCGCAACCATGTTTGCGTTATACGAGGTAATATAAGTGTTGTATGCCAGAACATCAATAATAGTCGAGAGATTAGAACCCTCAAAATCATAATCCGTAAAGTTGGAATTTGATCTTAGATATTCTTTGAGTGATGTTTTAACCTGGTCAAAATCCAGATTAGAAAAATTAACTAGTGGCATTTTTTACCTTGTTGGCTGCAAGACGAATTCCAATTGTTGTGCAGGTATATCTGCACCAATAATGTCATATATGATAATTACGTCAAATTGATTATTTTCAAAGTTAGGAAAAGTCTGAACTTTTCTCAATCTGACTCTTGGTTCATTATTTTCAATAGATCTTTCAATCTCATCCCTAATATCTGCCGCAGTTAAGTCATCAATATTGTCAAAAAGCGATTTCGAGACCCTTGATCCAAATCTTTCATTAAAAAACTTCTCTCCAGGTTGGGTAAAGACAATATTTCTAATGGAACGTGCTATTGCGTTCTCATTTTTGATGGCAATTAAGTCATTGGTCAAGGGATTAATCTTGAATGTCATACTGACATCCTTAAAACCTTGACTAACCCTCTCTAATGGCACAATAATACGGCAATTATGTATTATTTATCAACCAAAAAGAGGTTCTGGGTCGCCCTCTGGATCAAAAAGTTCACTTTCTTTAATTTTATCGGTCTTTTTTGGTGTGATCTTGTCGTTAGCAATCTCACGAAGCATTTTTTGATGCTGATCGTTTGCCAAATTGTCTAAAAAGTCGTTATTTGGAGTCATTTTTTTCCTCTTCAGGTAAATTTTCGCGTTCTCTTGCTGTTTTCCAGAAATATTCGTCCTCACGACCCATTCCGAGTCGCTCAAAACCATTTTCAACTTGATAATATTGAGTTGAAACTTTAAAATCAGGTTGTTTTGGTTCAACCGGTGTCAAACTATTGTCATAGATACGCATTCTATTATTAGGATACAGTGCATACTGACCATTTTCTAGTTCAATCAAGTTATGTGACTTGTGTTCGGCAGGATTTTCACTTGTTGCATAGTCAACTACCTCAGGATCTTGATGATAGTTATCAATTGTACAAATATAAGATCCTTTTTGATTACCAAAGTCGCGTGTATACAGTTCATAGTCCATAGAACCAATAAACTGCTTAGTGATGGCCACAACGCCGTAGTCCATACAATTCCAGAATTGTAGATTAGGTAGGTCCATATCAGGACTTGGCGTCTCAGGGGCGCTTACAAACGCACTGATAGGCAATTTATCGTACATGGCAGCATACTCTGGTAAGTATGTCTCAAAATAAAAAGTGCGCCCAGGTATCGACTTACACGATACCCAAACGCCTTTTACAAATTCGCCATGTCCAAATTGATGATCGGTAAGATATTCTTTTCTTACCCATACCTCAACCGAGGGGAGGTTACAAATTAAAGCAGCCATTATAAACTAATGTAACTAGTTCTATTTAACCCCTTCCTTGACCACGATATCTTTTCTTTTCTCCGTTACGAGAAGTCGCGGATAACTTAGTATGCTTACCCTTTCCCTGACGAGACTTTTTCGGGCGACCTTCGATGTAACCGCCACCTTTCATAATTGCCATAACCTATACCTCAAATAACGCGAGTTTTTTCGTGACCGACCCTGATACGAGGATCGCACCAGATATCATAACCTGCTTCCTTTGCATCAAGACAGAATGAGACATCCTCACCACACATGTCCTGAACCTTACCAGATTCAAAGACTTGCATCTTAGGTGCAAACCAAGGATACTCAAGATTCTCAAAGACACCCTTCTTGATCAGTACCCATCCGAAACCTGTATAATCTACGGTAAAAGGCTTACGACGCTTACTAATGGATTCTACATTCTCATGATTCATGACTCCGCCATTCTTACGGAAATCATCTTCTTCTAACCAGTGTGCGACAGAAGTTGTGTGTCCATCCTCTGTAGCATACCATCCTGCAACAATTTCCTTCTCGTCTCCTTCTGCAGGAATTGCCATATCACAAAGTTGCCAGAACTTATTTGTATCAAATACAATATCACTATCAATCCACAACTGATAGTCATAGTTCAACTTACCATCCCAAGGTACTTGCTGAGGTCCACGAAGTACATTCGCACCCAATACCTTACAACGGGCAAAATTAACCATTGAAGAGTAGTCTTGACTAATCTGAATACTCATCCCACTCTGTACCATATCGAAACAGAGTTGAACAAAGTTCTTCAGAAATGTAAATGAACATCCACGACCAGGAAGACAGAATACAATTGTCTTTCCTCTCATGCGTTCCTTGATTGCTTCAATGTCCCACTCTGCTTCTTTCTTCTTGGGAGCATTTGCTTTAACTGTAAATCCTTTAGCCATAAGATGAATTAACCTTCAAGATCAATTATAACGTGTAATATGTAGTCTGTCAATATGAATCAGAACCAGAAGGTTCATTAGAGTTTTCCGAACCACCTCCATGTGCCCGCACTACCTCCTCATATGATAAATCCTCAAGTTCATAATCAGTCTTCATTAGACCAACCATTCCCTTGAGGGTTTCCCATGTAGTATTGAATTGTGTCTCTGTTAGATTATTGAACAAACATTCTTGTTTAGCATATATGTGATAAACCTTTTCCATCATTTTTTTCTGGGAGAAATTTTTTTTACAATTATGAATTTGACTTTCGCATTATATATCGAGGTCGAATTGTCACCTCTGTAGGTTAGGGGGACCCATTAATTTTATATCACGCCGCCCATAAAACAACAACGAACCGCCGCAATAACTGCCCTTAACTGTTATTCTATCACGGGGACTAACTGATGTCAACCCCCGTGTCATTAAGTATCACAGTTCCTCTAACATTTCATTGAGTTCGATAACATTCAGTTTAGAATCATTCCACTTAACACCATCAGGAGTTGCAGGAGTTAGCTCCATCAACATGTGTGAGAGAGACTTATAACCGTGCTCAGCATATCCGCGAGCAAGGTCATAAAGACCCTCATCATTACCCAACCAGAGTGCAACATTCCAGGTCTCGTAATTTGTCCAACCGTTGTAGGTTGTGTCTGTGAGATTGGTCTGGAAAGTGGTGGTCATAGAGGTTTGATTCATGCTTACACTATAGAGACGCTTTACCCGACCCCCCTTTGTGATGCCTTGCCTACCAGCGGACAGGCACACTCAGATCCTCTACGTAACTATCAATCACACGCTCTGACCCTTCCAACTCAAATAACTCCGCCCAGTTAATCTGATGCGGGTCGAAGTCTTCCAAGGTCTCAAGTTCAAGCGTAATTCTATAGCGTTGCTTCTGTGCTTGCTGGTATGCAACTGACATGAATCTGCTCCGTGAGTGATACTTTGTTATTATAGACTGGGTGAGAGATATTGTCAATCTTCTGTCAGATATTTATAAGGATCACTCATATTTTTTGATTGTCAAGTCCTGGCAAAACTTATCGCCGCCCTCTTGATATTTCTGCGAGAGTGTGATAGACTGCTCGCTTAGATCACTACTCCACGAACCCTTTTTTCCACAGAAACTAACACAAATCCACACAAATAGTAAGGTTTATCCACAGACCTGTGGAAAGGTATAAACAACGCATATACATTTATAAAACCTTTTTTAATATAAAAAAAGACTAATCTTTATCTATATGACCAAAAAAGGGGCGTTTTTTGCCCCTCTTCGTTATTATTCAGTTGTTTCCTTGTCTATCAGTAAAGTGCCTCAATAGCTTCCAGGATGAGAAGAATATCACTGCCATTCTCTGCGGAATCAAGTGCAGTGAAGAGATCAGACTTAGACATTTGAAAGGGTTAGTTAGTGGTGTGAGTTAAGCAGTTTAGAGTCATACTTAGGACTATAGGACTACGACTTATGCAAAGGTGAAACCGTTAGTAAATTCTTTTGTGGTGTATACTTTCTTGCCATTGATTGCACCTGCAAGGATTCTCACATACCATGCAAAGTCTTTCTGAAATACTCCTTCACCAGCAACACAGAACTCATCACATAGTGCGTTCAATCTGCTCTTAGTTGTTACTGACTGCCAACCACCATCAAAGATAGTCATATCATTATCAGTAACTTCAGCAATCTTATTACCGTGAAGAAATACAGAAGCAACTACACATTTGTCACTATCATTAAAGAAATTAACAACCTTTGTGTTGCCAGATTTCCAATCAGTTTCAGACTTGATTGCTTGGATCATTTGTGATTCGATCTTACGCATGATTTGTCAGTGTTAGTGAAGTGAATTAGTTTTGTGGGGATCGGTCTGCTGTGTCCCTCACACTACTATGACGCTTTGTGCGACCCCCCTTTGATTCTCCTCCGGTTCCCATTCATATTGATCATCATCATCCTCTGTAAAATAATATGCATCAGTTTTAGACCAGGATTGACCGTTACAAAATGATGTTGTAGACATTGGGGTTGATGTTGATGAAGTGAAAAAAATCGGCGCTAACTCGTAAACACTCGGAAGAACTTACATACCATTCATAAACTCATGGAGTTCTTGATAGTATTGTTCTTCTGTCTCAAATGTGCGACCATGTATAACACACGGAAACTCTTTCTTTTGAAACATTGTTGATGCGACTTGCACATCTTGTTTGTCATAACCCATTTCGATTAGGGTGTTTACATAAGGATTGTTTGTTGTCATTTTGTTAAAGTGAAGATTGCGTTGAGTTTTGCTTGAATAGAATTGTAGATTTCGATCTCGTTATCATCTTCGTCCAGATGATCTTGATACTCACTCAGAGCATAATCAATGATTTGCCACTCAGAATCAGTAAAGAGTTGTTTGTAGATAGAGGCAGAAAGTTTTTGAGATTCAGTCATGTTTTGTTTTGGTTGATTGCTTCCTATACTATGGGGACGCTTTAGGCGACCCCCCTTTGCATTAGCGTCGGATCTCGCTGATTGCAGGTTGACCCTGATTGAACACAACATCAACAACTGCCTGCACTTTCTTTGCAGTGCCAATACCAACAGCGTCATAAGTTGGGATGCAAACTAATCCAAATGTCTTAGACTTGTCACCCAATCTAATGACACGACCGATACTCTGACTGATGCCAATGTAATCCATATTACGCATAAAGATAACAGCTTCAAGACCACTGACGTTGATGCCTTCACTGAGAATACTGTGATGAATAACAACAAACTTTTTGTCAGGATCTTTGCCCCAAGCATTAAGCGTCTCAAAGAACTTCTCACGATCAACCTTCTTACCATCGATGATTGCACCGGTCTTCGATGTAATCGTCATCCACGAATATCCACGCTGATACAACTCAGCACAGAAGTCAGAGTGAGTCAAAAGGTTGATAATCTGCTTTGTGGTGCGAGCACAAATCAAAGTCTTATCAATGTTGTTATCATCAATCGTCTCTAGTAAGTTATCACAATCATCCACATACATTACCTTACGACCTTTAATCATAGGCAGTTGCTTGACTACAACTTTAGGCGGAAGAATGTATCCTTGCTCTACAAGTTCAGGTGCAGGGACATTAACAAGAACCTGACCATAAACTGCGCCATCATTCATTCCTGGTTTCGTGATTGTAAGACTATGCTTAGGAGTAGCAGTGTAAAAGTAGCAACGATCAGCATCATTAGCAAAGAACTCTGTGGCAGGGAAAAAGTTACGCTGCACACTGTTATGTGCTTCATCAAAGTAAATTGTATTTACTTCAATATCTGCTTCCATAATACGATGCAACGAATGATATGTAGTGAAGATAATAACATTCTCACCGGCAGTTCTTGCAACACTAGCAAAGATGTGAATTTGATCTGCTTTAGTGGTGCTGAAATGTTGTGTCTCACCACTGTGAACGTGCATGATATGAGTGTTGAAAGTATCAACAACCTCAAGAAACTCGCTGCACAGTTGCTCAGCTAAAAGAATACGTGGAGCAACAACAACTGTTGTGGTGCCATTGTTGATAACATCATGACGACGCTTAGTATCAACAATCATCGTCAAAGTCTTGCCACCACCAGTGGGAACAATGATCTGTCCTTTGTTGTATGTAAGCATACGATCAAGGATGCGATCTTGATGTGGGCGAAGAGTGATCATCAAAAAAGAATTAGATAATAACAGTATAGAATAACCTGCAACCTCAGTCAAGTGTGTTGCAGGCGATCCTAGACACTACTGAGACGCTTTGTGCGACCCCCCTTAATATCACTCTTTTAGAAG